TCCCTTGTTGACGAATTGAATATAGGACCAATGGCCCTAATGGTCAATAGGGAGATTGGGAAAATCTGAAGGAAATTCCCAACCGCTGCCCGAGCGAACGGGGTTGATTCCCTGTCCTGCATGTGGTTTTATGTCAGTCAAGCAACCTCCATCAGTGCGTCTGATGCGGTTGGGCGTCCCCGCAACACAGGAGATACGCCATGAAGCTGCTCGCACTCGCTGCCCTGCCATTCATCGCCTGCACCCCTGTTCTGGCTGCGCCCTGCGCCCCTTACGACGATGCGCTGGAGCAGTTGGCCACCCGGCACGGCGAGAAGCCAGTCCTGCGCGCTGTGGTGCCGGTCAAGATCGGCATGAACGCAGACGGCTCCCCCATCGAGGTCATGCACATGCTGTCTGTCCTGGCATCCGAGAACGGCGAGACATGGACGATGCTGATCGTGGACCCGAACAAGCGGGCCTGCCAGTTCGGCCACGGCTACAACTGGGAATCGGTCAAGGCTGAGTACGGGGTGGCTGGTTAATGGCTGACCGGACAATCCTGATGCAAGAGAACGGTCGCCTCACCATGCGCGGCCTGTTCATGCTCAGCGGTTATCCGACAGCCTTTCACGACGACGACGATAAGCTGACCTATACGGTTGACTGGTCCCGCTGGCTTGGTTCCAACACCATCAGCGCCGTGACCAACACCGCCGACGACATGACCATCACGGGTGAAAGCAACACCACGACGACAGCGACATTCACGGTTGAACTGGACGATGGCGCGTCTGGCGAGCTTGAACAGCAGATCACCGACAGTGCCGGGCAGAAGAAAACACTCCGCATCCGCTACCGCTCACGCAGGGATGACGAGCAAGAGGATTACCGGACGTGAATCTGACGTTTGAAACATGGCCGATTGACCGGCTCGTCGGATACGCACGCAATCCCCGCAAGAACGACCACGCGGTCGATGATGTAGCGGCAGCGATCCGCGAATTCGGCTTCCGCGTTCCGGTGGTGGCCAAGTCTGACGGAACGGTGGTTGATGGCCATCTGCGATTGAAGGCGGCGAAGAAGCTGGGCCTGACGGAAATCCCGGTCATCCTGGCCGACGACATGACGGATGCACAGATCAAGGCGTTCCGGTTAAGCGTCAACAAGGTGGCAGAGTTCGCGGATTGGGACATCGACCTACTCAAGCTGGAATTCGCAGACCTGAAGGATATGGACTTCGACCTGTCCCTGACCGGCTTCAAGCTGGACGAGATTGCGGACATGCTGGCGGAACCGACCGAGGGCCTGACCGACGAGGACGCGGTGCCAGACGCACCGGAGACGCCCGTCACGGTCCCCGGCGATGTCTGGGTGCTGGGCAGGCACCGGCTGATGTGTGGCGACAGCACGAACGCAGATGACGTGGCCAAGGCGCTGAATGGCGTCCAGCCGCATCTGATGGTGACGGACCCGCCGTATGGCGTGGAGTATGATGCAAGCTGGCGTCCCAAGCTTAACAAAATCAAACCCGGCTTCAGTACCGGAAAGCACGCCGAGGGCGTCGTTATGAACGATGAACGGGCCGACTGGAGCGAGGCATGGGCGCTGTTCCCCGGCGACGTGGCTTACATCTGGCACGCGGGCAACAAGGCGCACATCGTCGCCACCAGCCTGGAAGCCTGCGGACTGGATATCCGGGCGCAGATCATTTGGGCGAAGAACAACATGGTCATCGGCAGGGGCGACTATCACCCCAAGCACGAGCCGTGCTGGTACGCCGTCAGGAAGAACAGGAAGGGTCACTATCGCGGCGGTCGCAAGCAGACAACGGTGTGGAACATCGACAAGCCGATGAAGTCGGAGACGGGACACAGCACGCAGAAGCCCGTTGAGTGCATGAAGCGGCCCATCGAGAACAACTCCAGTCCCGGTCAAGCGATATACGAGCCGTTCAGCGGATCGGGGACCACGATCATCGCCTGCGAGCAGACCGACCGCGCCTGCCACGCCATCGAACTGAACCCGGCATACGTGGATATGGCAATCATCCGCTGGCAGGACTTCACGGGCGAACAGGCTGTGCTGGAAGCCACCGGCGAGACATACGCCGACCTGCATACTTCCCGAGTAGAAAAGGCCATCCCCGATGCCGCGTAGTCATCCAGGACGCCCAGCGCACGAACCGACAGACGCGACACGCCAGACCGTGCAGATGCACACCATGGTCGGCACACCGCAGGAAATCGTTGCTGACGTGCTTGGTATCGACTCGAAAACACTGCGCAAGCATTACCGCGCCGAACTGGACATGTCGAAGGCCAAGGCCAACGCACAGGTATGCGGCACGTTGTTCAAGAAGTGCCTGGCCGGCGACACCACGGCGATGATCTTCTGGCTCAAGACGCAGGCGCAGTGGAAAGAGACCCATGTCGTCGAGCACGGCAATTCGCCTGCGGAATACATGACCGATGCAGAACTCGAACGTATTGCCCGCGCAGGCGGCGACGGAACTGCTACGACGCAGGACAGCCCGTCAAAGCCTGATCGCATTCACTGAGTACACGAAGCCGGATTACGAACCGGCCCCTCATCACAAGCTGATCGCGAACAAGCTGGAAGCCGTCATTCGTGGCGAGATCGACCGGCTGGCCATCTTCATGCCTCCACGGCACGGCAAGTCGGAACTGGCGTCTCGGCGCTTCCCGGCCTTCGCGCTGGGGCAGAACCCGAAGCTGTCCATCATCGGGGCGTCATACAACTCGGACCTGGCCAACGACTTCGGGCGGGAGGTCAGGAACATCGCACGGTCGCCAGAATGCCGGAACGTGTTTCCCAACCTGGATCTGGCGCAGGACAGCACGGCGGCGAACCGCTGGCACACGACAGACGGCGGCGGTTACGTGGCTGCGGGTGTCGGGACGGCCATCACGGGGCGTGGTGCGGACATCTTCCTCATTGATGACCCCATCAAGGACCGGGAAGAGGCGGACAGCGAACGGCGACGGGAAATGATACGGGGCTGGTACGGCTCCACGGCTTACACGCGCCTGTCTGCGAACGGGGCCATGGTCCTGATCCAGACGCGGTGGCACGAAGACGACCTTGCGGGTTACCTGCTGGAAGAAATGCAGCGGGGCGGGGACCAGTGGGACGTGCTGAACCTGCCAGCGATTGACGATGACGGAAAGGCCCTGTGGCCTCAACGGTTCGACCAGAAGCGACTGGCACGGATCAGGGCGGCATTGCCGGTTCGGGACTGGTCTGCGCTCTACCAGCAGTCACCGGCACCGGATGAGGGGCTGTTCTTCAAGCGGGACTGGTTCCGTTGGTATGACGAACCGCCGAAGCATCTGCGGACATACGGGGCGAGCGACTACGCGGTGTCGGAGGGCAAGGGTGACTTCACGGTTCACGGCGTCATGGGCGTTGACGCTGATGACAACCTGTACGTTCTGGACTGGTGGCGGGGCCGCTATTCCCCGGACGTGTGGATCGAGGCGTTCCTTGACCTGATGGACCGCTGGAAGACGCTGAATTGGGCCGAGGAACAAGGGCAGATCATCAAGTCTGTCGGACCCTTCATTGAGAAGCGGCAACGGGAACGGCGGGTCTATGGCGCGCGGGAGCAGTTCGTCAGTACGGCAGACAAGCCAACCCGAGCGCGGTCGTTTCAGGCCCGTGCAGCGATGCGCAAGGTCTACCTACCGAGCAATGCGCCATGGCTGGCGGATCTGATGGCGGAACTGTTGAGTTTCCCGGCTGCAAAGCACGATGACCAGGTGGACGTTCTGAGCCTGTTCGGGCGGATGCTGGATGACCTTGTGTCGGGTGGCCGGGATCGACCGGACACGAAACCGAAGCGGGACCGCTGGGCGCGCCTGCTGGACGATGACATTGATGAATCGGATTGGAGAACGGCATGAAAGACGATGCGCTGTTGTCCATGCTCACGGAGTGGGTTGAGGAAGCGGAAGACGCCACCATCGAACCCCGCAAGCGTTCCGAACTCGACCGGAATTACTATGACGGTGTGCAGTGGACCGATGCCGAGGTCCGCACCCTGAAGCAGCGCGGCCAGCCGGTCACGACCGACAACCGCATCAAGCGCAAGATCGACTATCTCACCGGGTTGGAGAAGATCAAGCGGACGGACCCGAAGGCGTTCCCGCGCAACCCGCAGGATGAAAGCGCATCACAGGCCGCAACGGACGCCCTGCGCTATGTCTGGGATAACCAGAACGGCGACAGCATCAGGTCCGATGTATGGGAGCACATGCTTGTCGAGGGCTTCGGCGGCGCGGCTGTGGAGATCAAGCGGAACCGCAAGGGACGGGTGGAAGTTGCACTACGGCTGATCCCCTGGGACCGGCTGTTCTATGACCCGACCAGCGCACGGCATGACTTCTCCGATGCGCGGTACATGGGTGAAATCGTCTGGATGGACTTCGAGGTCGCCAAGGCGAAGTTCCCGGACAGTGCGCGCGAACTGGAAATGTCGGCAGACCTTCAGGGTCGTGGACAGGGCGAGACATACGACGACAAGCCCCGGTGGATTCACGGTCACAAGCGCAAGCGGGTGAAGATCGTCACATGCTGGTATCGCGACGGCTCGGGCAACTGGTCGTTTGCGCAGTTCACGGCGAACGTACTCATCAAGAACGGCCCGTCACCCTTCATGACGGAGGATGGGACCGCCTGCCCGCTGATCCTGGTATCGGCCTACGTGCAGCGGGACAACGAGCGTCAGGGCGTCGTGCGAGACATGCGCCCGCTTCAGGACGAAGTGAACAAGCGGCGGTCGAAGCTGCTGCACAACCTGATTGCCCGTCAGATCATCATGGACGATGGCGCGGTTGACGACGAACGCGAAGTCCGCCGGGAACTGTCCAAGCCGGATGGCGTCATCAAGGCGCACCCCGGCAAGCGGTTTGAAATTCTGGCAAACAACGAGGAAATCGTCGGCCATTTCAACCTGCTCGCGGACATCAAGGCGGACATGGACCAGATGGGGCCGAATGCAGCCCTGACAGGCCGTGCGGGCGAGGAAGCATCGGGCCGGGCCATCCTTGCCAGTCAGCAGGGCGGGCAGACCGAGATTGCCACGCTTCTGGACCGGCTGCGCTGGTTCAATATCCGCATGTACCGGGCGATATGGGACCGGGTGCAACAGTTCTGGACCGAGGAACGCTGGATCAGGGTGACGGATGACGAGCGCAACATGCGCTTCGTGGGCCTCAATCGGCAGGTTCCGGCGATCCAGTTGCTTCAGGAAAAGATTGCCAACGAACCGCCCGCGAAACAGCAGCAGATCATGGCGCTGGCGCAGCAGGATCCACGGTCGCAGCAGATGGTGAGCGTGAACACGCTGGCGGACCTGGACGTTGACATCATCGTCGAGGATGCCCCGGACACCATCACCATCATGGCGGAGAACTTCGACCGGGTGGTGCAGTTGGCGCAGGCGGGGGTTCAGTTCCCGCCGGACGTGCTGATCGAGATGATGCCGGGCCTGCGGAACCGGGAGCAGTTGCTTGACCGGATGCGCGGTGGCCAGTCGCCGGAACAGGCGCAGGCGATGCAGGAACAGCAGGAACTGGCGAGGCGCGGTGCCATGGCGGAAATCGCCAAGACCGAGGCTGAAGTCAAGGAAACAAACGCGAGCGCGCTCAAGGACATCAGCGCCGCCGCCAAGAATTACGCGGATGCCAGAGCGCAGACCGTGTGAGACCCGCCGCCGGGGAACGGGCGTTGACGGTGCCGCCGACCATGACGGGCGTTTGAGGAAAACCGATGAGCGATTTGCAGGACATTCTGGACGACAAGGAACCTGAACAGCCGGAGGTAGAGGCAAAGGCGGAAGCGCCGGAACCGGAACCTGCGGAAAAGGGCGAAGAGGCCCCCGAAGCGAAAGCCGAGGAAGCCCCTGAAGAGGTGGTGCCGCCGACCACGGAGAAGATGGTTCCCGAAGCCGCATTGCTGGCCGAACGCCGGAAGCGGCAGGCGTTGGAGGAACAGGAACAGTTCTGGAAGGATCTGAAGGCGCAGAAAGAGGCTCAACCGGCCCCTGACCCGCTGGAAGACCCGGAAGGGGCTTACCGCACCCTGCAACAGACCGTTGATCAGCGTTTGCTGAATGAACGCCTGAACATGTCGGAAATGATGCACCGGCAGGCGAAGGGTGACCAGGCAGTTGACGCGGCTGTCGAAGCGTGGGTGGAGGCCGTGCGCCAGAACCCCGCGATGCAACAGCAGGCCATGCAGCAGCGTGACCCCTACGGGCAA